GATGAAACTAAAGGCGAAGTTGACTATGAGTCGAAGAAACTCACCGAGTCAAACTTCCTAAAGAGGGGATTCAGGTTCGATAGTCGGTTCCAAAAGACTCTCGCACCCCTCGCCCTGGATTCAATTCTTGATATGTTGAATTGGTATTCAGAAGGCCCTGAACGCCAAGCTGTGCAGAGGGTGAATGTTCAAACAGCTCTTAAAGAACTTTCACTGCATAGCCGAGAAGTATTTGATGATTGGTCACCCAAGATTATTAATGCTGCTCGTGAACGCCTCAACTTTATCCCCGCTACCATCGACTACGAGGTCCTTCAAGATCTCTGTATGTCGACAGAAGTGGCGTGGTAGGTAGTCCCTTTCGCTGCTGGTTCGAACTATACAATGATTGGGTTCAAGGTTCGAACCTTCCGTAGGGACGGAGAAGCGCGTGGTTTTCTAGCCATACTTCCAGGATCGCGCAGATGCAGCCCATTTACTATCCAGGACGCCCAATGCCGAGTGCTTAAAAGGTTCTAAATCACTCGAAAGACCACTGGACCGCCAATACCGACACCCCCACACAACTTGTCTCTGACACAGTCACAGACCAAACTACTACCTTTCACGATGATCGCGTCGCTGATCACAATATGTTTCCTGGGCACACTACTCTACCTTCTTCTTTGCTTAAGTCCGTGCAGGAGGAGAGATACCACGATATCAAGGATTTCCTTGGAAGACCCTCCGTCATCGATACGGGGGCAATCACCAATTCGGCTGTCGCAGGAGACGTTGTAACACAACTCGATCTACCTGTCGACCTTTTGTCCTTGCCTATGTATCGTGAGAAGACTCGTGGTTTTCTGAATTTTAGAGCCACCGTCAATCTCCGTTTCCAGGCGAACGCCCAAAGATTCCAACAAGGGCGCTTGTTCATAACATACTTCCCCCAGGAGACGTTGAACCCCAAAAAGTTCGACGTCGTCCAACCTTCCCTCACACTCGCTACACAATTGCCACGTGTGGACTTTGACTTTGCCACTGACTCAGATGTCGCCTTGTCAATTCCTTACGTGTCACCGACCCTTGGCTATAACCAAATCAATCAGACTGGTGCTATGGGTACTTACAGAGTTCGGATTTATTCACCTCTTGTATCCCCTGGCGGACCTGCAGTCGTCGATTGGACACTTTGGGCCTGGTTCACTGACATTGAACTAGACTTCCCGACGTGGACGCCTCAAGCTAATCTTGGTCGACAAGCCAAGAAAGCAACTCCGTCTGAAATGGAATCCCGTCCTGTTTCGACACTTTTCAGTAAAGTTTCGAAAGCCGCAACTATCTTTACAGATGTCCCTCTCATTGGTTCATTTGCTGGCAGTTTGGCTTGGGCCTCCGGAATTCTCTCTAAGACTGCTGCATCCTTTGGATTTTCCAATCCGGATGTCGCCAACACCTCCACCCTCTCCCACATGAATGTAGCTCATGACATTGCAAATGTCAATGCCATTGGCAATGCTGTCAGCCTCGGTTTGCTTTCGGACAACAGAGTCCGCGAGCTTCCCGGCTTTGCCGGAACCGATATTGATGAAATGTCTTTCGCATACTTGAGCAAAATTCCGTGTTACATCGACCGTTTCAGTTGGACAACTTCACAAACTGCTTCAACTGGGATTTATACCAAATTTTTGACCATGGGTCAGATGTCGACAACATCTCCCTCTGGCCTTGATTTCGTTTATCCAACCCCTATGCTTTACATCTCAAACATGTTTAAGTATTGGCGCACTGGCTTCACTTTTACTTTCAAATTTGTGAAGACTGAGTTCCACTCCGGGCGTTTAATGGTTGTGTTTTCCCCTGGTACTTTTTCGCCGCTTTCTTTTGCTGACACTCGGTTCTGTTATAGAGAAATCTTAGACCTTAGAGAATCCAACGAGTTTACTATCACTGTTCCCTACACCTCTACGCTTCCATATCTCAGTAATTCCGATACTGATGTCACACTCGGTGACAGTCTCGGACACTTGACGATATATGTGCTCAACCCTCTGGTCGGACCTTCGACTGTATCACCTTCTATTGACGTGATTGTTGAGGTATGTGCTGATGACACTTTTGAAGTGGCTGTTCCTAAAAGCACTAATTTTGAGCCTGTCATGTACTCCCCTGGAACCGGTGCTCCGACTCTCGTTGATCCCGACGATGATGAGCTTGTTCCTCAGGCCTTGGGAGAGAACGTACAAGACAACACTAAGGAAGCAACCTTGATGGAACCCGCTCCGTCCATCACTGGAATCCGCAACAACGACGGTGGCCTTTCCGCTGCTATGCATTGTATCGGTGAGAAGATCCTTTCTTTCCGTTCCCTGTCTAAAAGAGCAGCCCCGATCATCGATTCTCTGACAGCCAGCAATGTGGCAACTTATTTTCGACCCAAATTAGTTTCCCTTGCAGATTGTTCAGATAATGTCACTGTAGCCGCTGACTATGCACTTGACTATATCAGTATGATCGCACCCCTGTATAATTACCAAAGGGGTGGGCTTAAATTCACCGTTTATTGCCCCGGATCAAGTTCCAGCAACTCGTTTATTCGAGCAGGACTTGCCCCAAACACCCTTGGCACTGCCCCCATTATCCGTGCCACCTCCAATGCCATTGCAGAGATCAAGCAAAATAATGCTCTGGCAATCCACACCGGCCCACTTGTAGCCGGGGGATGTTCATTTACAATCCCACAATACTCGAGGACGCATTGTGAAATGTATCGCCTTTACACCGCGAATACATACACTCTGCCCACTGACATATATTGTTCCGACCTTCGTGTTTACATAAAAGGAAACACAGGTTCGAACAATACACGAATTCTCCGTCAAGCTGCTGATGATTGGTCTTGCGGATTCTTCACTGGCTGTCTGCCCATCAAGAACATTTCTACCTTGGCGAGCACTCCGCCTGCTACTATGTAAGTGGTCCAACAATCGTGCAAACTTTTCTTCGGTTTTAGTTTGCAGTTACCGATAGCCCTATCGGAACCCCCCCGAACGATTGTTGGGGGTCCATAGGCCTCAACCTTGTCCATGGTTGTGTATGTATATAGAATTAGAAGTTTATTTATTTGTTTATTTCACGCTGAAAATGTAGGCGTCAATCTGATAATAGAGGACACTCCGTCCTGGCACCAA